TAAGGCCATTTGTTCGACCTCCCGTTATTCGAGCGCCGGAACGCCGGTGAAGTCGCACGTGCAGGAGTACGTCACCTTGTCTGCAACACCGGCACCGACCTCGAATCCAGAAATCTTGCACTCCACCTTGAATCCCTTTTGATTGGCGCTTCCTCCGGGGTTGAAATGAAGGGTCATCCAAACGGAGGTGCCATCGGCGGCCGCGGTTCGAAGAACAATCTGCGGCGCATCGGCTCCCTCGAAGTCGCCACTGAGAGAAATCGAGCCGTCACGTAGCCCGGCAATTTTGATTTTGGCGCCGGTCGTGTCCTTGAAGTCGGTGACATCGAGCAGATCGACCGAGGCCGAATATGAAACCGAGTTCAATCCGTCGACCTCATCGCCACTAACAGCGGAACCGGAAGATGCCTTTGCATACACAACTACAGGGTGACCCGCTAACGCCATGATGCCGCCTCATTTCTTCGCAGACACCCGGAAGGCCGCCTGCCATTCGTGGGAACCACTTTCGTTAGTGCCAGTGTAGACAGGGTCCGAGGCCAATGCCAGACAGTAGACGTAGCCTGTAAGCGATTGGGTCGCGTGCATCTTGGTAATGATTGAGCGCGCGAGCGCCTCGCCAGCCTCAAATGTGTCGACTCCTCCTCTGATTGTCGCGGTGATTTGAGAGACGTAAAACGATGCCGCTTCGCCGAGATATGGCATTGGCGAGTCGCCTCCAGATTGTTCGACGAAAACACACACAACCGGGACTGTCGGCGATTCAGGGCGCACTGGGCCAACGAGAAGGTTGCCGCCCGCTGCATACGTCAGGACCGTCGAGCCTCCTGGCGGCGACGGATGAGTGAGCGTCCCGGCGAGGTACGTCGCGAAGTCATGAGCAGGCCAAAGAGCCATGGGTTATCTTCCTGTTCTTTTTTTCAGGTTCGCTCTGGCCGCCTTCACCCGAGCCCTGTTCTGTGCGCCGCGCGTCCCCTTCGCCGTGCGTCGCTGGTTACTTTTCCTCTGCGGTCCTCGTTTGGTCGCGCTCACGCTCGGTCGGGTTGGGATGCCGCCCGACTGTCCCCACCCTCCGCCGCGTCCTGCGAGGTCGATGGTGTCGGCGGTAAGATTGGCGAGCGCGGTCGGCATTGCCGCATCGACGGCGAGTTTCAAGAACTTGGCGCGGCCGCCCTTGGGATGACGGAAGCGCACGCCCTCATGTTGTGTGGCGGCATAGTCGGTGCCGAATCCCAGCTCGACCCTGACGTTGCCACTTCCTATTTGTTGTGGTGCCGAGACGTAATGGCTTGAGCGAAGCACGCCAAACTCAACCGGCGCATAGCGAGTTGCTGGGATGATGACTCGCACGCCGAGCCGATACAGCGCGCCGGCAAACGCTTGCGGGTATTTTTTTGAGAGGTCCTGAATGGCTTTCTTGAGTTGGACGTCGCCGGTCACCTTGACGCTGACAGCCATTTAAACGCTCGCCGAGTAGTGAGTGAACACGCCGAACAGGTCGACATGCCTTGTCACCGAGACAATTTTCTGTCCCGTGTTTTGGTCCGAGGTGTTGTTCTCGGGAAAGAAAAGCAGGTCTCCTACCTGAAGCGGTGTTCGGGTCATCACGAGCGCCGGCGCACTCACGCTCGACCCGTCGAGGTTTGCCGCCTCGCCATTGGTCCGCTGAATGCGTGCCGTTGTCGTGATTGTCGTTGCTCGTGTTTGGTCACCTCTGGCTGTGTGCGCAGTTTGGCGTTTGATGGTGAGCGACTCAGTGAACCACCTCGACGGGTCGAGACTCACGAGCGCCTCACGAAATTGGTGAGCAGGTCGCTGACGGCATTCGCGGTCAACCCGCCCATTGTCGCAAACCAACTCACCGAGGCATCGCCGGCGGCGCTACCTGCCAGGCCGGTGTCCTGCCCGCCGCGCCTTTGCATTGTGGCTGCGATTGTTAGGCACGCCTCGATGAGGACATCAGGCAGCGCCGTTGCCGTTCCAGGCATGGGGGCAGTGTCGTTCGGCAAAAAATATCCGCCGATATAAATGCACGAATAATCAGGATACTCGTCGCCAGGAATGGGTGGGGTCGAGGCTGTCGCTGCTCTGTACGTTGTCCACTGCCATGCGCCGGTCAATGCCCTGAGAATACCCTTGTCTCCATCGAGCGTGTAGTTCGCTGAGTCGATGGCCGTTCCGTCAATCGAGAGCGAGGTGACGCTTTCGATTGGGGTGCGCGAAATGAACAGGGTCGGCGAGCCGTATCCGATAAGGGTCTCGGTCACTGTCGTTCGACGAAAGCGCCGCTGACAATGGCTCTCGATGACAGCCGATGCCGCAATGATGCGGCGTTCAAGACGAGCGTCGCTCAGGCTGTCGGTGATTCCCAGCTCGGTTTTCAGGTCGGCGAGCGTACAGAATGCGACCTTGTCAGTCAGTGCCATGATTCACCGCTCCGAAAATTTGAGACCGAGAGTGTGATGCGATGTCGAAATTGTTCCTGCGTCGAACACCGCCTTGATGTCGCCGCTCGTTTGCTCGCCGTAACAAGTGGCGCCGACCTCAGTCGTCGACCAGACAGAAGGGTCGACGGCTTCGCCCGAGACGAACACCCGAGGCGACAAACCCCAAGCGTTCGACGTTTGCGCCATGTACGAAAGCCAATCCAGTTTGGTTGCGGCCGCAATGTCGTTAATTGCACGAGGAATGAGCCACAGAAGCTGCGCCCAATTGGTCCCGGCGCACGTCGCGGTGAGGTCGAGACCCGATGCGCGCGACCATGTCAAGTCGACAGCGGCCGCGCTTGCCGCGCCGGTTGTGTCGGTTTGCGAGACGTAGGTCGGAGCGCCATTCTCGCCGTATTTCCACCCGAGGCAATGTAGGAGCCAGCTCGATTTATAGACCCAAACGAACGCAGTGAGACCGGCCTCCGGTTGCGTGGTGCCGAGCGCGTCATCAATCACAATTGTCTGAGCCGCGGTGAGCTGTAGGGAGCGACCGAGGCCGAATAGTGCGTGCGTGATGCTGTAGGCGTTGGGCGCCGTCGATGGTGTTCCGCGTGCTGAGTAGGCATGAACGCCGTAAGTCCAAACATCTCCGAGCCCGCACGCCACGTCCCTGAGAAACATCGCCTCCGCGAATGGTCTAGGAGGGGTCTCGATTTCCCATGCACGTCGAACGCGGCGCGGCGTGACAAGCGTTGTCGGCGCGAAACTCTCCGACCTTTCTCGCGAGCCCACGAGTTCGTGATTCAATCGCAGTGAGTCGGCGAGCAACGGATAGGGAATGCCGTTGACGTGGATTGCCGAGGCCGCCATCTGCTAATCATTGACAGGTTTGCCATTGAACACAAGGCTCGCGCCAAACGCGACGGCGCCGTCAACCTGGGCGTCGATGACAAAGCCGTCGACTTTACACTCCACCCTGAAGCCCCGAGCGAGGTTGTTGCCCGCTGGCTGTAGGCGCGCGGTAATCCAGACACTGACGCCGGTTGTCGCCGCGCCCCGAATCGATTCCTGCGGCGCATCATCAAACAACACCCAACCGTCTATGATGATTGTCCCGTCCGACAGAGAGAGGAGTTTTGTTCGCGCTCCGGCGGTGTCGGCGAAGTCGCTCGAATCGAGCACCTCTGCCGATGACGACAGCGAAAAAGAATCAATGCCCCCGAGTTCGTCGCTTGCGGTTGGGTTGTTGCTGTCGGCCCGCGCGAACACGCCGGCCGCGTGGCCGGCAACTCCAGTGGCAGGCGCCGCAATGACCTCATCCAAGCGGCCGAGGTTGTCGAGTTCGCCCGGCAGCCTGATTTCCAGGGCGGTCGAGGACGTCGCCGCGGTCTCGATGAGGTTCGGAGTCTTACCTCCGGCGATGTCGTTCGGCAGCGCCATGGGTCACCCCTGTTTCGGCGTAATGAGCCGTTGGACTTTGCCTGTAACAGGCAGCTCAAGGGCGACCGAGCCGATTGACATGCCGGCGGCGTTCAGGCCCCCGGAGTTCGTCTGCTCGAACGTGACAGGGTTCCCGGCATACGCGCCAGCATTGACCGCACCCGCTGTTGGTAGTTCCACCACAACGGATTCTCCACCGTGCGTCTCGATGAGGTTCGGAGTCTTGCCTCCGGCGATGTCGTTCGGCAGCGCCACGGGTCACCTATGTGATTTGAGGCGTGGAGCCGTTCCAGGGCACAATGGTGTCACCAAAAAGGGCGAACTCGCGCGTTCCTCCGGCAGGGAACGTCGTGCCGTTCTCGTTGAACGTCGTTCCAAAATAGATGTCTCGCAATCGGCCATGCCTGCCTCTCAGGCCGGAAGTCATCGAAGCGATTCCAACGGGAGAGATGGGCCACTCGCTAGAGAGCTGGTTCGCAACGGCGTTGAACTGTTCTCCGATGGTCTTGTCGACAATGAACTCTGATGTCCAGTAGGCGCGAAACGCGTTTTGCCCGACGAACCCATAACCCGCGGCGAAGTCGTTCAGATAAGCGAACGTCGTGTGGTCCTCGGAAAACGAACCCGTGGCGATTGGCGTCACGACAATCGGGTATGTCCATCCGGCGACCGCGTCAGCGGCTTTCTCGATGGAGAAATGCGAGACCACGAACCCGCCCTTGCACACGAGCCACCGTGTGATTTCCCCATCAGTCGATTGCATGATGTGTGTTTTGGTAACGGGCGCCGCTCCTTGAAATGACGCCATCCAATTGTCGGTGCCGCCGTCCCTTATTCGAACTTCATCGGTCGCCGTCGGGCGAGCGGAGGTTGTCCCTCCGGTGAAGCCTGCCGAGGGGCTCACGTAGACGTTCATTTTCCAGTATTGATTCGACCCGACAGACACGAGGTCAAAGAGAAGCTGGAAGTTCGAGGAAAGCCCTGTTTGCTTGAGAACAATCCACGAGTGCGTTCCTCCTGACGTGTTCCAGGTCAAATCCGTGTAAGCAGACCACCTGTCGACCGCGTCCATTCCAGAGGCCGCAGTTGTCGCCGAGCCGACAACCGCCCAAGGCAACGTGCCGAAACCCTTCATGGTGTTTTTGATGAGGAGAAGAATCCGCTGATACATTTCCTGCTCGCCTGCGAACGTGCCGAGCGAATTGTTGACGCTGAATTGATACGTCTTTTCAAGGACCGGCATTGTCATATGCGGGCCTCAGAAAATCTTCGGGATTGTGCCGTCCCAAGGAATGATGAGATCTCCAAAGACCGCAAACTGCCGCGTCGAATCAGAAGGAAACGTCGTTGCGTTCTCCATCATCTGCGATGCCCACCAGAGGTCATAAGCTCGACCATGGCGCCCGCGGTACGGGACATCTGTTGACGCGAACCCAACAGGCCCCATCATCCACTCGTTGCTGATTTGGTTCGCAGTGATGTTGAGTTGTTCCCCGTTCGTCGCCGCAATGAAACCTTCTGCCGTCATATAGAGGGTGAATTTCGTCGTCGACAGAAACGATGCGGCGCCCGTGGCGAGGTCGTTCAGGTCGGAATATTTGTTCACGTCGGTTCCTGTCGACGTGAGAACCGGAGAAATCACAACAACAGGGACCGTCCATCCAGTGACCGCGTCAGCGGCTTTCTCGATGGAGAAAAATGAAATCACCTTGCCTTGGCTACATACGACCCACCGCGTGACCTGGCCGTCGGTCGACTTCAAGACATGGTGAACCGTCGTGAAGCCGTTGGTCGCGTAGTTCCCAATCCAACTCAAGCCGGTGCTCCCATTGTGGATGACTACCTCGTCTGTCGCGGTCGGGCGGGCGGTAGTGCTGCTGCCTGTGAATCCGGCAGACGGAGAAACAACAATGTCCATCCCGTACTCGTTGGCTGCCCCATTGCTCGTCAGCGCAAACAGGAGCTGGAAGTTCGCCGCAAGGCCGGTGTTCTTGAGGACAATCCAACTTCGCGCTGCCGCCGACGTGTTCCAAACAAGGTTAGTATACGTTGACCACCTGTCGACCGCGTCCATTCCCGCCACAGAGGAGTTTGACGAGCCAACAACGGTCCATGGCAGCGTGCCGAACCCGATGAATGCGTTTTTGAGCGCCAGCAACAGACGCTGATAGTTCTCGGTGTCGGTCGCCGCCGCATTGTTCAGGTTGTTGACGTTGAATTGATATGTCTTTTCGAGAGCCGGGAGAGCCATGAGGTCACGCCTTCCTGCGGTTGACTGACGGGGTTCCCGTTGTCGCTGGGCGCGGCACGACAACAGCGTGAGCCGTGACCTTTGTCTCGGTTGCTTCAGCGGTTACCACTACCCTGTGCTCGACAGGCGGAGGCGCGACGGCCGGCGCCGGCCCTAACGCATCGGCATAAACGGCGGCACCTGCCTCGACTAGGTCGGCGGCACTCTGGGCCGAGAATCCACACACCCAGCCGGCGGCAAACTCCTGGCCGTTCGCGCCTCGCACCGAGCGCAAAAGACGGACTGCGCGTCGCGGGTAGTCGATTGTTATTGGTCTCATGCGCATTGGTCCCCTCAAGGAAAAAAACAGGCGGCGCCCTACGATGGGCGAACAACGCGAGCGCCGCCTGGTGCCTGCATTATGCCGGCATTCTGTCGGCGCCACCGAGAACGAGCGCGGCACCGTAGACGAACGTGTCAGTCGCACCGGCCGACAGGTCCATCGTAATTTTGAAACGGAGGAATTGCTTGTACGCGGCGAGGTCGAGAACGTACTCATATGTTCCGTTGATGGCGGTCAACACTCCCGTGGCGACCGTCACGGCGCTTGCGAGAGTGGTGTCGGATGCCCACGTCACCCCATCGAGAGAGTCAGAAATCTTGAGCGTAATTTTCAGAGTCTCGGCCGCGCCGAGCGTCACCTTGTAGGGGACGACAACCGAGCCCGAGTTGAATCCCGGCGAGCCGTAGGGCTTGGTATCTATACCAGTCGAGAGAGAGGTCACCTCGGTGTTGTCGCCAGTGCCGGCTGCTAAACCGGACTGGGCCTGAATACCGAACGTCTTGTATGCGGCGGAAAAATTGTGGTCGATGGTCATTGGAGTTTGTCCTTTTGTCTAAGAGGGAAGAGGGCGCCGCCATTCCAGCCGGCGCCATCATCAATTGATTACGGCGCACCCCATCGAACTTTGATTTCCACAAACGCGGTGCGGTATCGGCACAAGAAATCGTGCTTCGAAATGGTCCGCACAACGGATTGGTCGCGCGAAACACCCGACACGATAGTCCCCGAGTTATCCCATGCGGCATTGGGGAAAAACTCAACCTCAAGCCCCATCGACTCGGCAATAATGAACTGGGCGAAGTCGCCATAGAACAGGCGTGACTCGTCGGTGTTCAGGTTTTCAGGAACCTGATTCGTGCAGATGAACGGAGCGCCGGCGAGCATTCCCGCATCGAGGCCAGCGGCGTAAATTGAGTTGCCGTTGCCGTCCGTGATGCTCTCGAGATATTCGAGAGTTCGCGGACCCATAATCCACCCCATGCTAATTTTCGGCACGTTGTTGATGGTCATGAATTTCTTGGCCTTGCTGATTTCTTTCTTCACCTCGGCCAGTGTCGGCGCTTTCGGGTCGACGGCCGTCGCCGCGTACAGGTTCGCCGCGGCAATCTGAGATTCGATACCTCGGGGCGAGTACTGAGACCCGACACCAAACATCGCTTGAAGGTCTTCCTTCAGTGCCATGACTTGGACCAAGTCGTCGCGCACCATCTGCTCGGCGCCGACACTGGCGTTTCTGATGAGGTCGTTTGACAACGGCGTCAACGCCATCAATTTCTTCTCGATGAGCCGAGCCGATCCAGTGGTGAGTTGAGAGGGCGCGACATCGGCGTTTTCCCCGACATAGGCGGCCGTTCCGGCGGCCGTCTGCTCGGGGAAATCCATCGAGCCCGTCATCTGAATCACGCGAGCGCCGAGTTTTCGAACGGCGGTTTGATT